AATTATAATTTGGCAGCGGATCTTACTAGTGCAACGAGTGCTACTATTAACCAGTTGCGCGAAGCGTTCCAGATTCAACGATTGTATGAGCGTGACGCGAGAGGCGGAACGCGTTACATCGAAATATTGCAAAGTCATTTTGGCGTTACAAGCCCAGACCAAAGATTGCAAAGGCCTGAATTCTTGGGCAGCAGCCGTACCCGGTTGGATATGCAGGCAGTTCCACAAACAAGTTCCACAGATACGACAACACCACAAGGTAATCTAGCAGCAATGGCTACTGCTGGTGTACGCGGTGGATTTAGTAAAAGTTTTGTGGAGCATGGTGTTATTATCGGTTTGTGTCGACTTACTGCTGATCTTACATATCAACAGGGCCTCAACAGAATGTGGTCTCGTAGAGATCGTTGGGACTATTATTGGCCTGCTCTTGCTCATTTAGGAGAGCAAGCTGTTTTGAATCAGGAAATTTATTATCAGAACACAGCAGCGGATACTCAGACGTTTGGTTATCAAGAGCGGTATGCGGAATATCGTTATAAGCCGTCTCAGATTACGGGCAAGATGCGGTCGAATGCCACAGGTACCTTGGATGCGTGGCATTTGTCGCAGGATTTTAGCGCCCTGCCCGTTCTTAACAGTTCATTTGTAGAAGAAAATCCACCGGTAGATCGTGTGGTAGCGGTGCCCACAGAGCCGGATGTGATTTTTGATTGGTATTTCGATCTCAAAACAACCCGCCCGATGCCAATGTACAGCGTACCGGGTCTTATCGATCATTTCTAATGACGTGGGTTGCTGCACTAGAAATCGCTCGGCGGCTTTTGCTGCCGGCGATATTAAGCGGAATCATAATCTGGCTGTTAGCAAATGGCTTCGACATTTGGGTCCCAGTAATTTGTTCTGTGGCAGAAGCAGCAGATGTGTTCGTAACACAATGTAACGAAACAGGAGCGTTGTGATGTTGCCGTTGTTGATTGCTGGTGCCACAGCATATGGCCAATATAGAGCCAATAAAGACACAAAAAATTATCTAACTGGTATGTCCAATACCGGTTATCAGCGCGCGATGGCAGATATGAAAGCGGCGGGTTTGAACCCGATCTTGGCCGGTAAACTAGGTCCGGCAAGCACGCCTAATTATCAAGCCCAAAATATAGGAAGTGCGTTTAGCACAGGTTATCAGCAAGCAAGTAGCGCCCAGCAAATGCAAGCTGGTGCGCGTCAGAGTATCAGTCAGTCAGAGTTAAATGAGGTAAATACCGCTATCAGGCGTAGCTCGCCTGAGGCGGTGGTTAGTAGAATCATTGAAGCTATTGAAGCTGGTGTTCAAGGACAACAAGTAAGCGGGCCATATCAAGCTATTACCGATGTCGTCCAAGATGTGGTCGTTAAAAGTAAGCAATATAGGATTAATATGAATCAACGGATGACGCCGATTATCAATGCGGATTTGATCGCAGCGGTTATCGCGAGAAGTGCTGAAGTTGGAATAGAAGTACCAAAAGAATTGTGGAATAGAGTGTTACAAGCATGGAGCAAGTAGATGGCTAAAGCAGAAACAGTATCATTTCAAAAGGCGTATGAACGCCGGAGAGTACAAACAGCGCCAGTAGGCGAGAGTCTCACACAGCAACATCATGCAGAGGATGCTGATGTGCGTAATATTATCAAAAAATATGATCGTACAGGTCTTATTAGCAGCGTTAACCGAGGCGTTGCTAAATATGGTGATTTTACGGAAGTAAATGAATACGCGGATGCGCTTAATATGATTATCAGTGCAAACGAAAGTTTTATGCAGTTGCCGAGCAACATCCGCGAACAATTTGCGAATGATCCCGGCGAATTTTTTGAATTCGCAACGAATCCAGCAAATGAGGAAGCTATGATTAATATGGGGCTGAAGGAAGCCCCAGTAGAAGCTCCCAAGGAGGACAAAGTCGCTGCCGAGCCTCCCGCTCCTCAGCAAGCTGGGGAGTGAGGCAGCGGGGCACCTATACACTTCTTGATGTATAGGTGCCCACTGACAGACAACCACGGAGGCAAAGATGGAAGTCGATTACAAAGTTGTACAAGGAAAGAGTACCGGGAACGGTAAATCAATTTGGTTAAATGTAGGAGCAGCGTTTAAGCGCGGAGATAGATTCAGTCTTAAACTGGATGTAATGCCACTACCAAACGAAAAAGGTGAAGTTTGGTTACAACTATATGAAAGGATGATAGGCGATGAAATACAGAAAAAGCATGAGTAAAAAGCGTTCAAAGCGGCTGTTTACAAAAACAGCGATGAAAGTGAAAAGCAAAAATTATGCAATGCCTATGCGAGGCGGAATTAGGTTGTAAATGCCCTGTTATCATCCCCTAGTTGCCAGATACGAGGGAAACAAGGTTAAGGTGATCAAGAAAGTGGGGCTCGAATGGGCCCCATTATCTTTAGAACAAGGTTACTTTAATTTGCCTTGCGGAAAATGTATTGGCTGTCGGTTAAAATATAGTCGTGAATGGGCAGTTAGATGCCTTCACGAGGGTCAAATGCACGAAAGTAATTGTTTTATTACACTGACATTTGACGAACCGAGCCGACTGGCTCGGAAAAATCCGGAAAGTTTGGATAAAAAGGAATTTCAGGATTTTATGAAGCGGCTGCGGGAACGCATCAAGCCGCAAAAAGTGCGGTATTTTCATTGTGGTGAATATGGTGAAAAAAGTGAAAGACCGCATTATCATGCGTTGCTGTTTGGGTATGATTTCCCAGAACGCAAGCCATGGACAAAAGTTAACGGGTATCAATACTACACAGACGAAAGTTTGGCAGAATTGTGGCCATATGGTTTTAGTATCATAGGTGAATTGAGTTTTGATAGTGCGGCATATGTCGCCCGTTATATTATGAAAAAGCAGGGAGGGGAGGCGGCCCCCGACCGCGGAAAGAAGGTATTGAGTACTGGCGAAATAGTCGAAGCTGAATATTGTACGCAATCGCGTCGCCCAGGTATCGGTTATGAATGGTATATGAAATACGGCGCAACGGATGTACATGCAAATGATACAGTAGTGCCTAAAGACAAAAATATGGTAATGCGTCCGCCCAGGTATTACGATAAGCTCCTCGAGGAAACCAACCCAGAGAGGTTCGAGGAGATAAAAAAAGAGCGTAGAGCAAGGGCCCCGGAGCCGGTGTTAAGTTACAATGAGGAAGTAGACCGGATGTGGGTTACAGAGGAATGTAAGGAAATAAAAGGTCAGCGATACGAACGTGACCCTGAAAAAGTAAGATTTTGACGGGGTTTACAAGTTAACAACAAATAAATCAATGTATGAGAATTTTTTTGTTGCGTAATGTATATTATGTATCGTAGCCTGCAGAAACATTGTTAAAGGAGGTTTGAACGATGTTGAAACGATATTATGCGGTTTATGATGTTAAAGCTGGTTTATACGGTGCTCCGTTTATCGAAGTTTCTGACGGTACAGCTATCAGAGCGATACAAGATGTTATCGCTTCAAATGACCATCCCTTTGCAAAACATCCCGCGGATTTTTCGTTGCATTTTCTTGGCGTGTGGAATGACCGTACTGGAGAAATTGAAGGTCAAAAGCCGGAAAAGTTGCAGGAATTAACAAGTTTAGTTGTGGAGTAAAAATATGCTTGGCGGACCAACAGGAACTCTTCCCTCAGTTATGAACCACTCGTTTAGTCGAGTGCCACAGGCTGAAATTCAGCGCAGTACATTCAATCGTGTACACGGTCATAAAACCACTTTTGACGCAGGATATTTGGTCCCCATTTATGTCGATGAGGTATTGCCCGGCGACACCTTTCAGATGACCGCACACGGGTTTGGGCGTTTGGCGACGCCCATTTATCCGTTGATGGACAACATGTACCTAGAGACATTTTTCTTTTATGTTCCAAACCGATTGGTTTGGGATAATTGGGAAAAGTTTAACGGTGCTCAAGACAATCCAGCAGACAGTACTGATTATTTGGTTCCGCAAATTAGTAGCGTAACAGTTGGCGAAGGAACACTATTTGATTATATGGGATTGCCAACACAGACAGCTGGTTTGTCGTTTAATAATTTGCACGGCCGTGCATATAATTTGATTTGGAACGAATGGTTCCGTGATCAAAATTTGCAAGATAGCGTTGTGGTGGACAAAGATGACGGACCTGACACTCTATCTGACTATGTGATATTGAAATCGAACAAAAAGCACGATTATTTCACAAGTTGTTTGCCTTGGCCGCAAAAAGGCGACGCAGTTAATTTGCCGCTTGGTCAAATTGCACCGGTTATTTATGAAGAGTTGGCTCCCGGTGGGTCTCCTGCTGACGGTAAGTTTGCTGTTGTGCAGGGGCAAACTGGTGCGGATTATATGAAGTATGGTAATACCTATGGCGTGCTGACAGACAATATCAGTAATACCAATTATAATTTGGCAGCGGATCTTACTAGTGCAACGAGTGCTACTATTAACCAGTTGCGCGAAGCGTTCCAGATTCAACGATTGTATGAGCGTGACGCGAGAGGCGGAACGCGTTACATCGAA